TCGGTGTCGGTGTCGGTGTCGGTAGAATTATCAATCACCGGGCCTAGAGGCAAAGCGTTATCTGTTGAATTGCCAACTACCTGACCTTCAACCATTAACTCAGGTGGCAAGCCTCCCAAGTCATTTTCAGATAGAACCAGTGTTTGCGTATTCTTAACGGTTTTTGGTGCCATATCACACCACCATCGCGCACAATGCGGCGTTTACACGGCTTGGAATAACCAACGGTGCAGACTGCATCATTAAAAAGCGCTGAGCGGGGTCGTCAATAAGCCAGGATTTTGGCGCATAAGCCATTGGCCCGTAATCAAACTTCGGATCCAGAATCGCCCCAAATGCTCGCGTACCCATCAGATCAGCACCAGACATAATAACGGCACCGTCAGGGATCATTGGCTTTTCAATTTCGTCGAGTGGGTCAATATACCAGTCGTTGTACAGCCACAAATCAAACTGTCCCCAACGGCCTTTATAAACCGCCCCTTTCTCAATACGTGGCCCAGCGTCGACCTGATTGCCGAACGGGCTCAATGCAGGAAACGTGATCGCGTTGTCTTTGATCGTGGTATCCAGCCGGAATGCGGTCCATGAGCTGTTAGTGAACACCAAATCGGTTACGACAGAACCCGATTCCTTTAGCACCTGAGTTTGCCATTTCTCAATAGACTGCGATGGTACGTTGTTGGTTGTATTGGGGGCTACGGTCAGCGGCCACTTATCAGCACCGCTCAACGTAATAGTCAGACTACTGGAGCGCCCAAAGTCAATGACAGTGGTTGGGAAACCATCACCGACAACGGTAATTTTCCCTGTTACCAGGGCATTTGCAGCCATCCATTCAAGACGGCGGTTTATCATGTCGATCTGATCGGTCATTTCAAACATGAGGTTTAACTGTTCGCGCTCTGCCGGTGTCAGTTCACCACCAATGCGCTCACCAATCTGGCGGCGGATAGGCTTACGCAGGTCAGGTGCACGCTTATCTTTAATATATGCGGGCTTAAAGGTGTTGGTTTGGAAGCGGCGACTTTCTACCAGCTTGCCCTGAACCAGAGGGGAAACGAATGGGGCCATACGACGGCGACCAACATCAACGTCAATGCTGACCTCCTCGGTTGTATACTCCACAACGTTTGGGAAAAAGCGATCCAGTAGCCAGTTTTGCGATGTCAGCAAATTAGGCACGACCTGAACCAACACATTGGTGCTGTAAATATCCATGAATATCCTCGAATTTAGACGAGTGCAGCCCTACCCGGAGAGTGGGCGAAAATGATTTCTAGAGGGATTGCCAGGGATTACGCGGCAGGTGTAGCGGTACGCAGGAAGATAGCCAGTGGGCGCATAGCAACACGCAAATCATCAACAGACGCCCAACTCGGATCATAAATAATCCGCGCAGCATTAAATTCACCCATGAGATATACGCCGCCGTTTTTGGCACCGGCAGTTGTATCAATATCATCAACCAGGATTGCAACAGGCACCTGACTACCGTCACTCGCTGTTTTGACACACTTCACATAGGCTTTTGATGCGGTAATTTTCCCAAGGATTGTACCGCGCTTTAACAAACCGGCCTGAGCGATAGTGCCGTTTTCAGTCACTACCTGTAACGGTCCGCTGACTAACTGATCGGGAATGAAAACATCGCTGGTCATGCCTGGTGCAAAAGGATTTTGTCCGGCCATTATTTTTTACCTTTCATTTTGTTGTAAAGACTGGTCATGCTTCCGGCCAGCGCCTGGGGGGTGCCTTTCTCGGCATTCGTGGCATCAGGCCCAATGTGCGGGCTGTTTCCACGCATGCGCTCATCAAGCGATTGACGGCGCGGAGGCGTTGCAACATTTACGCCACCAGAGGTAGCCATAACGTTAATAGCGTCCTTGGAACTCATGCTGGTGTTAAATGCCAGTGATGCGGCCAGCGCCTGATTCTTGGCTGCGTGCTTGCTACCAAAAATAGCAGCACAGCGCTGGCGTTCAGCTCTCCGCCCCTTTTTAACATCCTTGTTGTCATCATCATTTTCGCCGTCGTCATCCCCCTCTTCAGCATCTGGATCATCGTCAGCGTCTGGGTCATCGGGATTATCGTCAGAACCTTTTGCCTTAGAGTCCTTATCCTTATCATCGTCGTTACCATTGTCATCCTCGGCATCAGGATCATCTTTCTTCTGATCATCCTCAGCTTTTTTTGCCTTGGCTTTTTTGTCTTCATCCTCTTCTGACGCAGAGGCACCACGCCCGATCAAGTGAGCAAAACTTAATAATTTCTGCTTAGCCATATCAATTACCTGTTTTATTTAACAAATTTAAAAATGCCCTATCAGGGGTGATTATTTCATCTGCCAGCCCCAGAGCGACGCCATCCGCAGCCATAAAGCACGCGGCTTGTGTATCGCGTATAACCTTCTCAGCTATCCCTCTGTTTCGAGCAACAGTGCTGACAAAAAGCTGACCAACAGAATTCACTTCATCCTGAATAGCTTTAGCGGCTACCTCTGATAGCGGCGCGTAAGGGTTAGTTTCCGCTTTCCTATCACCGTAAGTAATTATGGTGACCTGAAAACCATCGGCCTTAATACGCTGTGACCAGTCAACGTGCATAACGATTACACCAATGGAACCCACGCCACCGGTACGCGGTACGGTGATCCGGTCTGCTGCACTGGCGAGAGCATAGGCGGCTGAATAGGCACTTTCGCTCAGAATGGCATGGATAGGCTTTTGCCCCCGAGAACCGTAAATTTCATCTACCAAGTCAAAACACCCGGCAACCTCTCCACCAGGTGAGTCAATATCAAGGCAAATAGCAGATACTTCGGGATCATAAAGCGCTGTCAGGAATGATTGCCTAATTCCGTCATACCCCGTCATGCCGCTATAGGGGCGCAACGTTCCCAACTTCTGAACCAGGGTTCCTTGAATCGGGACAACAGCCACTCCTCCTACAATTTCATAACCTTTATTTTCAGCTTCAGAACTAAAGTCGTCGTCATCATCCTCCCATTCCATGCTGGATTTAATTCTGGTAATACCAAAACGCTCAGCCATCGCCGCCATCACCACCTCGGCTTTACGCGGGTGAAGTACCAGTGGCGTGTTGAACATTCTCTGTGCCAGGTGTGGCAGGTTTATACCCTTCACTGTACCTCCGGTTTTTTCGGCTCAGGAGCAAAGTCGTCTGCCTGCGCCCAACTTGGGAGCGGTAATCCACGCTCTTTATATGCTGCAATCTCACGCTGACGCTGATCGAGCAACTCTTCCCAATCCTCACCAACGTTTTCAGCAGCTTCGATTTCCAGCGTGGATAACCCGGCCTCCATACCCAGAATTGCCCCCTTCTTCTCTGCAACAGGATCAACCCATCCACGCCCCGGCCCCATCCACTGCGCACGACAATAGGCGGTTTTAGCCTCCAAAAAATCAGGAGCGCCGAAAGGTAGCGGTAAGTCTTGCGTATCATGCAGTTCTTCGATGAATGCTGAGAGTAAAGGCTGAGCGGTGCCGTTCGCATAGTCAGTGCGGCGACGTGTGAGTGTTTTCCATGCTTCGAGTAATGCTGATCGTGCAGAACTGTAGTTCACATCACTCCAGTCCTGAGTTACCTGTTGCGTTGATAGCCCTGTAGCGGCGGCAAAGTTGCGTAATACAGCGGATTCAAACTCTTTGAAATTACTGTTTGGCCGTTCAGCAGTGACCGTGTTGACTGTCTCCCCAGGATAAAGAATGGGTAATCGAGCGCCATTTTGTAGTGATAGGCGACGATCATTATGAAACTCAACTCGACCCGCTTGGTATTCACCAAGTTCGGTATGATCGGTGTCAAAAGCCTCTTCAACCATGTCGCGATCATAAGGTGACACAATAAATGCACCAAAAATCGCATTGATTATTGCGGCTTCCAGCTCTGTCTGATCGTACTTGATCAGCATTTTCATACGCTGGACAACAGGAGTTAAAATCCCTGTACCACGATGCTGAGAGCCGCGCTCATGATCGAAATCATGAATGACTATCGGACGCCCCCACTCCGTTTCGCGCATTACACGCTGCCACGTCATTGTTTTTGCACCACTCCACCAGTCCCCCATATGAGCTTCCCGGATGTGGTAGGCGATCGGGGCTCCGTCTGCATCAATCTCTACACCGCCTCGGATGTTTGGCATGTCAAAAACCCCGTTGGGGTTACTCAAGCGATCGGGGTCAATCACCTGAACCGTGGTTGCATACCTTGCTCGACCATTACCAAGCCGGTCGGGGCGATACTGCATGACCAGTAATGAATCACCGTCAACCAGCTTGTGACGGAAACCTAACCGCAATATCTGAGACACCGTTTGTTTGCGCTCAACGTCACAATAGCGCCCTGCATCCCCCGACCAGGTTCGCCAATGAGCCTCAACAACACGGCCATACTCATCGGCCCATGTCGCATCAAACGCATTGTTGCCGGTCATCAATGCTAATGCCCGGTAGTCTGGTTTGATGATTGGCCGAAAATTGGCCCCCATTGCATTGTCGAGTATGCGCGTAACGCTACCGCTAACCCATCCGTCATTGCGAACCATATCCCGGATGCGGGAAACAATACGGTCACGATAGATGTTGATCTCATTGTCAGTGGACCACAGGCCAGGTTGCCAGTTAGCCATATGATCGCCATTAACATCGGCGGCATCATAGGGAATGCCACTGGAACTATTGAGTGCTGATATTTTTGGCCGGGACGGAGCTAGCGGTTGTCCATCTAATCCTAAAATTCTGACTTCACCCATACCTACCACCTGAATCTCACTGCGCGGCGGCGACCAATACCTAGCGCGGTTTGAATTTCTGCAATCAACTCATTGAGCTGGTCTATGTTGGCCTGTTGGTACGTTACAGAGCGAGTCCCATCCCCCTGCGTATATGAGTATGAAATACCTCGCTTGCCCATCATGATGTCGAATTTTGCCTGTTGGGCCTCCTCAAGCATGGCGCGAAGCCGATCAGCCGGTATCCCGGTTAATGTAGACATAAGTCCTCACGGTAATAATTGAGAGATACGTTGGCGTGCGGGCTTTTCTGCCTCGGCAATAATGACGCCCGGAAGTTGGTAGTTAACTTTCTCTTCTGGTTTTTCTGGTGCAGGCAATAAACGATTTGGATTAATCGCAATATTATCTACCAGAGTGTTTAGCTTCAGCCCTAAATAGAACAATCCACACAACGCAGCATAGCTATACACGCGACAATCCAGAGCTTCGTTTGCCCTGCCAGGAAGCTGCTCCCATACGCGATAACGTTGACCGCCTGAAACTTTCAATACTGAACGCTCAGCCAAAAGCTGGCTGAAATAGTTCAGATCACGATCTGCTGGAAAATGCATATAACTGGCAGATGGATCACCAGGTTCAGGCGGTTCAATGTGGAGCCGCCCACGAATAGTATCCTTCGCGGCATTGACCCCAATAATGATTGGCTTGAAACTGGATTTTGAGCGGGAGGTTGGTTTTTTTGTCGGCCATACCGGGGAGCGTTTACCGCCTCTCGCTGATTCCCCCTTGATGGCCCAAATACGACGACCAAGACGCTCTTTAGCAAACTCATAAACTTTCTGGGTATGATGGCCACCGGAATCCATGCATGCCGCCATGATGGTAAAACCACGCCCATCACTGCGCCGCCAGACTTGCTTCAGGTAAGCATCAAGACGCCGCCAAGGTTCATCTGTTTCCAGATCACCCTCAATAACGTCATATGCAATAGACCAACTTTCCTCATTGCGCCCCCATCCGGTCACCTCAATCTCAAAGCGACCATCCTGGGTATCGATACCCGCCGTTAGCACAGCAACACCATCGGGAACTTCAGCGGCGTAAACCTCACAGCGTTCCAGTAATTTCCGTTCACTTAGTGCCTTTTCGCCGCGATCCTCATAGGGTTCACCCAACACCAGGTTGATAAATGTCTGGCGCATCAGTGGATCATTTTTTACCCTCAACCACTCGGCAACGAGGTATTTCCATGCTGCGTTGGGAAAGAGACTGTAACCGGCCCAAATATGAAAACCCGCATGCCCCTTAAAAGGTTTGGTTGCTCGCCATTCTCCAAGCTTAACCATTGACGCTTTTTCGTTATGGTGAATAACGCAACCATTGTGGCGACAAACGTAATAGGCAGAGTCAGGAATTCCTTCCCCATGCTCATCTTTGTCCCATTTTATGCCATAGGGGGTATCTGGCCCTCCCCACTCCAAGACCTGGTATTCACCACAGTGCGGGCATGGAACGTAATAACGACGCTGATCACTTTCCTCATACGCCTTCTCTATCCTGCTGGTTCCCTTCACTGTTGGAGTTGAACCCAGCGCAATCTTGCGATTCCAGAATGTTTCCGAGCGCTTAATACCTAGTGCAATCTGATCCCCCTCAACACCGGCACCACCAGATGGATAACCATCTACCTCATCGAAAAGGATTACGCGGCAGGTAATACGGCGGAAACCACCAGGGCTATTAGCACCCACCAGCGTTAAGTTGGCTCCATTCACAAACGTTTTTTTGAGGATGGTCTGATTACTGTCTTTCGCTTTTGGCGCACCACAAATATCAGCTAATACCGGGGTATCGCGCAGCATTGGTGCTATTTCTGTTTTACTGTAATCCTCGGCATCTTCTACGCGAGGCTGAACAATCAGGATTGGCGACGGATCATGAGATAGGTAATAGCCCACAACATGATCGAGAATTTTGGTATATCCAACACGGGCAGACTTCATCACCGAGACCTGAGTAACAGAGGGATCGGTAATGGCGTCCATAATGCCGTCCTGGTAGGCAAATGACCGGAATCGGCCGGTCTGGGCGCTGGTTTCTTTTGATAGAACTGCGTATTTATTGGCCCATTCGCTCAGTGAAAGCGGCTCAGGGGGGCGGATATCGGAGCGGCGCTGGCGCAGCTCCTGCGTGAAATTCTGCCAGGCTGCGTTAGTTCTCTCCTCGGTTGTTATCTGCATCAAGGCTTAATTCCTCCATCGCCTCGTAAACCACCTCTTGCAGTGCCTGTACAAACTCGGCATCGTTTGTGGTTGACGCCAGCACCCGCAGCCGGGGGCCGTGTTCAGGAGCAATCGCAATCAAGCGGGTGCGCATGCGGGAATACTCTTTGCCAACAGCCTCAATCATGTCTTTGTAAGGGAGCACCTGACCAGATTTAATGTCATGTTCCAGTTTTGTGAGGAGTGCAAGAAAGTTTTCTTTCATTGTCAGCGCCTGATCGCGCGTCATCGTTACACCGTTCTCGGCGATCATGCGCTCAATAACTTTTGTTGCTGGTTCTGCAGAATCTTTATCTTTTTTGTTACCCGGCTTGTTACCTGCCGATCTGTTACCACGTTTGTTACCTTGCGCATTACTGGCAGATTTTTTAGCGGGCTGGGTAACAGTTTTACGGTAACGTTTGAGGTTAGCGTTTGAGGCTTCAACGTCGATGTCATCACCGTCCAGAACCAGCCAGCCACGGGCCTTCCAAGTTGTAACCGTCTTGCGGCTGACGCTGTGAAGTTTGGCAAAATCAGACTGGTTCATGTGTTACCTCTGTTGTTACCTGTTACCCAAATTTCAAAATTTTATAGCTAGACGAAGAACGCGGCGCGCAATGCCCGTGCATTAAAAAAGTGTCAGGAAGGACCCATTTTTTTTCCAGGCCATGGGATAACTTTGACGATGAGCTGATGAACCCTTGGAGGCATCGGTGGTGGTGCAGGTCTTTGTCTTATCATGTCCTCATAAGAGTAAGGGCATGGAGTAGGTGCCTTTCTTCCCATATCTACCTCTTTGCTATTTTGCTGTTCGTAATGCTTCACGCATCGCCTTACTTAGCTCCGTCTGCATTAAAGCTGTTGCCATTGTTTGCGCACGTTGCATATACCCCAGAGTTGGAGTAACTGGTAACGCATCACCGAATTGAATTAGCAACTTTGGAGCTGGCGCTTTAATCCGCTCTTGGCGTGTACCGTTTGCAGAACGTTTACGCCGTTTTTTACCCTTTTTACCCTTCTTGGCTTTTACACGCTGCCATACACCGTTAGAGTCGCCAACCTTACCAATGAACACATCGGGCTTTGCCTTGAGTTGTGCCATCTTGCTGCGCGTAAGGTTACCGTACTTGTTCAGCTTGATATTCTTTGGGTTAAGAAGCGCTTGACTATTCAGCTTATGTTGACCACCGAATTCAAACGGTTCGAGATAACTTGCTGCCTTATCCATTACAAACACCTTGGCAACCAGGTTGCTCTTACGCGCTCCCACAGACTTAACGGAGTTGACAGTAAACGGTGTGGGATTATCAAGGTGGCGCTGAAATGCTGTCTTCTGCGCGTCTGCTATCTTTCTAGCAACACTGGTTAGTGCCCGAGCTGTTGCGAATGGCACCTGTTTCTTTATTTTCTGAAGTTGAGCTGATAACTCTTTTAGTCCCTGCATGCTCACCTCAGATAAAAGCCCCGGACTATGCCGAGGCTATTGATTTAGAATTATTCACTACAAATGGAAATATAATCCCGAGAAACCAAAAGACCAACGCTATCTAAAACAGAGGGTTTATTCTGATTCTTGTCATAAATAGCGCAATTATCAGAGTAAAATAAAAACAACCAGCAACTTACTTCTTGCCGTTCTGCTCAGCCATCTGCTGATACACCGGATCGGTACCGCGCGGTAGGCTTTCACCAACCTTCCGGTAGTGCACCAACCGTTCACGAAAATACTCTTGCAAATGCTTCGGCTGTTCAGCCTCTACCTGCGCAGGGATTACCGGCAAATTAAGCCGCTCTTTGTAAGCAACGCCGGACGCCGCCAGATCGACGTTTACTTTGTCCATTTCTTCTTTTGGCAAATTGCCGAGATTGTACGACTGAGTCATAGATCCTCCTGTTGAGAGGATTATACAGCATTATCGAAGCCACTCAGTGAATGGCTCCTGTAATGCTACTTGACTACCTCGATTGTTGAGCCATGGGAGTTCATCACATACACCTGATCTCCTGGGTATATGTACTGATAACGACAACCATCACCGGCACCAGGTACCGACTTGCTAGCATATTCTTCAATCAGAATTGCTATTGCGTCAGTATCAAGCACATTAAGCCGCTCACTAATGATCAACTCCTCTTCTTGAATTGGCTTTGTCATTTCGGCATCTTCAAAAATTGCAGGCAGCCAAAATGCAAAGTCAGGGTTTGAGTGATTGTTAGTGAGCCTTAGCGTTTCTTCGAATGTTTCCGAACCGCGCCGAGCGATTGATACAGATGGTTGCTGGCAAATATGCGTCACACCATCAATGATGGTTTTTACTGTAAACATGCTTCTTTTCCTTCTTCTGGTCATAAAAAAGCCCCGGACTATACCGAGGCTATTGGTTGTTTCCCGAGTTATCCCGCTGCCACTTAATCAGCGCCTCAATTCTTGAGGCGCATATATCAAGCTCACTCTGCACCACCTGCAACGCCATCACGGCATCACCGAACGTTTCGCCAGTAAATGGCGTTTGCTCACACTGCTGGAGCAGAACCGCTGGCGGGTACACGTAAATGAGCTGCGGGGCTGGCGACGGCTTCGGTTTCTCTGCGCAGGATACGGCGAACATCATCAGGCAACCGCTGATTACTGCAGCTGTCCTTCTCTAACGCCTTGCGTAGCTTTTTGTTTTCAGCATCGGCCTTTGCCCTCTTCTGCTGTTCAATCTTCAACTGTTCCTCGGTGGCGCGGCGGTCAGCACTGGCGGCATCTTTCAGCGCTGTAATGGTGCCGTCACGGTCTTTCACTGCATCCACCAGCGATTTGTTTTCCTTCTGAGCATCATCCAAATCATCTGACAGCGAAGACGCATACCAGCCAAGACAGATAGCTACCAGCAGCACACCGATCAGGCTGTAGCGTGTGAATTGAGTCATGATGACCTCGCATCTTTTCAATGCTGATCACCAATTGCATACCGCGCATCAATAGGATCATCATCGTCATAATCACAATTGATGCTCGCAATCATTGCCACGCAGCAGGCGTTACAGCAGCGGTATGTATGCAGTTCACCGCTAAATTTCCAAACCGCACGGCGATGGTTTTCACCCTTGAGTATTCCCCCAGAGCAAATAAAGCAGGAATGCTCTTTGCGCCCCTTCACGATAGAGTTTGATAATTCACTATCGCCAGGCTCTCCGAAATCCCCTTGGAACAGGTCAAAATCCAAGGCATCATCTAAATCGATCATACTGGGATCTCCACATGCGGCGCATCCAGGAAGCGGGCCGGTTTATCGTGTGGGCTATCTGTCCACGTCACACCGAATCGCAGCGGAACGCCCAGTTCTTTGCCCGCTTGGTGCATGGCATCGAGCACCGGCAGCCAGCACTTGTAATTATTCCAGTCACCACCAACGGGGAACAGATCCACCGCGTGACCAGTAAGGTGGCGGCTGTCCATCGTCTTGCTTGCGCCAGCGGCTACCAACTGTTTTTGCCGTTCCACCGTGCGCTTACCTTCGATCACTGAAAAATCGACGGTCGAGAGCTCCAGCGCCCGGCGCACCACTTTAACCAGGGCGGGATTTACGCCAACGAGACTGCTTTCGCTGCGTTGCGAAAATTTAAAGTTTGTCATGGTCTTATTCCTGGGTGGGGTTGTTCTGGTCTTTCTTTTCACTCGCCGGTCCCAGCTTTGTATTCGCCACACGCAATACGAATTCTTTGATGGCTGACAGGCCGAACATGCCAATCATGCAGCTAACGGCGATTTCTACTTTCCCAGCAGCAATAGTGGCCATTGAGCCACTCAGCCAAGGAATTGAATGAACCAAGAAAATAATGACGGGGGCAATAGCCGGGCTGATTGATACCCCTACGATGCCGCACACAAGGGCTTCGCCGATCCCGGCCCGGATTTTTCCGCCGCCCCATACAACGCGCCGGAATGCCACTATAAAAGCAACGAGAAAACCATTAATCGGCGTCGCGTAGTTGTAATAGAAGGCTGCAACGGCAGCGAGCCATCCAGGATCCTTGTCTGGCATTTTCATGACCTCCCCCTGTCGGGGCATCGCCCGATCATCGGGTGGTAGGAATAAAAAAAGGCCACGCGTTAGCGCAGCCATTATTTTTGTGGGCAATTCTGTTTTACGGTCACATGATCCAACCCTCCAGAAACGCAAAAACCCGCACGGAGGCGGGTTTCTTTTAGATTTGTCGCTGCGGATACAACTTCGCGAAGCTTATACGAATTTATAGGATTTTCGCGCAAAGTCAACGCTTATATCGATCAGCATCGAAATTAAATGCATCGCTCATCGGCAGGTACATCATGAACTCTGCCGTTTTCAGCCATACGTCGATCCGCGTTTCGCAAGTCCGCACGCACCAGTAAGGCCTTATATCGTGCAGGTCGGCGGCCATGGCCTTCTTGCTTTTCCCTTTGCCGGTATAGCGTTCGTGGATGACGTGCATCAGCCCTGGGTGCGCCAATAGCGTCTTGCCGATTACCCCGTCTATCGTGGCCGCCTCCTGGTCGGTGCAGAATGCCAGGCTGCTTTTCTGCTTCCCCTCCAGGAGGTCAAGAAGATACGCGTGCATCTCCCCTTCTTCCATCCCGGCCAGTTTGAGCTCCCGCAGCGCCTTGGCTATTGCGGTTTTGGTCACCGCATTGCTGGCCAACAGCATGTTGAACATGTTCCCGGCGCTGCCGAACCTGGCCATGCCCGACCACCGGCCCCACATTTTCAGCTTACCTTGGATAAACACGCGCTCCAGCGCCCGCAACTGCAATTCTTTACCGTCGCCACGGCCTTTGTAATCAGGGTAAATCATAGTTTTCCTTCCTTTCTCAGAATTGCTTGCGTGCGAAATACGCCCTCGGCGTGGTAAAGACGCAGGGTTTCACGGTCATATTCGGTTTTAATCCGGCCATCGATAGCATCGTGGCAGCTGCTACAGGCCCATGCGCCCTGCGCATCATCGGGTTTGATCCCGGTGCCACATGTTCCGGCTAGGCGGTAATGCGCCAAAACAGTAGTCAGCGGGTTGAAATTACACACACCAGGCAAACGGATCTGGCAGTCCCGGCCTTTGGCCTCTTTGCGTAGGTTTGCCATCATGCGTACTCCAGAAGTTGCAGAGCCACATTTTCGGCTTCCTGTCGGGTACGGAAGCTACGGGAGAGGATGAAATTCCATAGGACGTTGAACACGGACTTATAAAGCCCCTGGAATGTGTCTTCGTCCATTCTGGAAAACGATATGGATTTGGGAACCCGCTGGCGCAGTCCGTTGGGGAGAATTACTTCGTCGAAATAACCAGCCTCAACAGTAGCCCAAGCCCGGTATGGCTCAAAAGATTTGAGCACGGCGATTTCTTTGGCGCGCAACCTGCCCACATTGAACAGGTAGTCATCAGCAACCGTGCTAATGATTTCGCCATGCTGGCCGGACATCTCAATGAGGTAATCGACAAAGCCGTCAATAAGCTGCCGTTCTGGCAGCGTCAGCGTGCCGCCGGTTGGTGTCCAGTAATCGAAGCCAAATTGAAGGAGTTTGAAAAAGCGTTTGTGAAACTGGTAATTGCGAACACGCCTGAATTCGGCCTGTATCCACTCGCCGAGTTTCACACGCTGCAAAAAATCGCTGGCCTCGGTCGTTGCCGGGGTCAGGATGGTGGGTGCGGATTTTACTAACTGCAATAACTGCGCCATTGGCTTCTCTCCAGTAGCGCAGCAGGTGATCAGTTGTTCAGGCTGATTTGAGTATTATACATCACTTCCGATTGACGGTGTAACCGGCCATCTGCAGTATTATGACCATCATGTCCATGTCGACAACCATTTGCTCAGACTTCAGCGGCATTACTGCTTTTACCCTCCCCTCTTCCATGTAAATAATTGATCGCCCTAAGAATGGTAACTCAACAGGAAATTCATATAAAAAACTACCACTCATGAACCAAGCCTCCCTAGATCATGGGAGGTTAGAAAAAATGCAATTTCCAATATTTTTAACATGCAAATCACCCAGAAATTATTAATGGAATATTGCCTATGCACTCCCATGCATCAGCAATACATTAAAATCCCTAGTGAATAAAAATTAACCTTAACCGCTTTAATTTGTGTGGATATGTTGCGGTTTTAAATCAATTTGCCCCAGCCAACTAATATTATCAATACTACTACAAGCGGTGGGTCATTGAGTGACCCTGCGGGCAAGTAACCGCAAATAGCATGGATAATACAAGCCATTGAAAAATAATGGTTATATCATGCACGAAATTGAGCTGGAACTTAAGAACACCATCAGGAAATTACTTATAAAACAAAACCATAGCAGAAAATGGTTAGCCGATTCCACAGGTATAGATTATGAACGTGTAAAGAGGTTACTCAACGACCGGAGCAATCAGAGGTTATCTGTAGCTGATGCTGATTTAATGCTCACTGCGCTCGGGAGTGACCTGCGCAGGGCACTGATAAGCCCACTATTGGAAAAACTTCGCGCTGAAATTGATGAATATGAGTAATAAAAAAAGGGGAGCCATCCCCTTTTTGCCTTTACTTTTTAGTGATGCCTTTCGCGCCGCCCCTTAATTGCGTTAAAAGATCATCCTCACGGATAACCAGATAACCGCCACGCCTTGCCAGTTCTATAAACGTCTCAAAATCAGCGCACAACTCTCCCTCCCCCATGCGACGGGAACAGACCAGCACGCCATCTGTGGTGAAGGTTTGCTGAATTCGATAGGTACTGCTGTGCATGGCGGCAATTGAGTTACTGGTGCTATCACGCAGCTGCGCTTCCATGACGTTGAATGCGCTGATGTAGTTTTCTTTGAAAATGGCCGCTTTCTTGCCGGTGAAGCCCATCGCAAGAAACGCGAAACCGTCGCGGGTGATTTGGTAACAGGGAAGTTTGCGGCCGGTGGGATCGATGTAGTCACTGAGCGTAAAATTACGCCCAGTGAACTCAGGTGAACATTCCAAGCATTCGATTTTGCGCAAAACGTCTTTGTGGAGTTTGTGGAAGTATTCAGCAAGAGCGATCGACGTGGTAACGGCGTGACCGTCAACGATGGTGATTTCAGGTTGAGCAAGGGCGGGGATAGTAGCCATTGTGGCAGCCTCTTGTGAGAGTTTGGTTAACTCACCACCGAAGTTTCCACGCTTACTGGTGGTGAGACGTACAGGGGTGGAAATACCGGTCACAAGAGGCAAACCCGGCCAGCCCGAAAGCTGCCCTGCACGCCCCACCATTGACTGGGTGTGGCCGTGCGTAACGCATAAAAAACCGCTTTAGCGCGGTTGTGCGCTCTTATGAAATCCGGGTTTCCACGCCCGGCAGCGGATTTTGCCGCTGCACAGGGACTATAACGCCCGGATTTCATAGAATCAAGCCTTAACCGGGATCAACAGCATGGTTTCCATCTCAACGATCCGGCTGATGGCGTTCTTGAGCATTACTTCGCCGTTACTCTTCATGATGAGCCTCGCTGTCACTTGTGCGGCGGTTCCAAGCTTCAATGCATTCATCGTGATACTCTGCTGGGCCACGTGCGCCACAAGAAAGACACCGCACGCTATAAACCTGAACACCATTCATGCCGCAGGCTTGAGGTTGAACATCGGTATCGCCGCAAAACGGGCACGGCTTCAGTTCGCTATTAGTTGCCATCACCGGACTCCTTTTTATCCACGAATACCGCGCGTGACGGTGACCAGTCGCAATGCGTGTCCGTTTCGACGTGGCAGAAAATAGCCTTACAGCGGCGTATATGCCCGCAGTCTCCGCACGTTTTACCCGCAGGAAGCTTCATTTTGTCGGGATCGGATGGGTCATAGTTGAGTTCGCTCATACCCGCCCCTCCCGCAGCTCTTTGGCACGATATGGTGGATTTCTGAGATGCGCTGCAAACCCTTCGGCCATATTTGCGAAAGTAATGAACCTCAGAGCCATACGCTCATTTCCATCGGCGCTATGTTCTTTGGCTGTTTCTCTCAGATACTCTTTTGCGAATCGCTCCACTCCCCGCGCTTCCACTTCTGCCAGTGCTGCATCAGTAGCGGTAGTTTCCGGCATTACCTCGGGAATAACTTCGGAATAGATACGCTCAAACGCCTCATCCCACCCATGCCGCATAGCATCGTACAGATCGGTGATTCCCCGGTCTTCAAGTCCGCACCCCATGGCTTCTGTGTCATACCACGGCTGATTATCCAGATCGATTATCGATTCGATGGTGGTCTTCAGTTCGGCGTTTTCCGCCGCCAGTTTTTCCAGGCGCTGGGCCAACTCAACGATCACATCTGTCGGCCGCCGCCCGGTTGCCAGCCAAAATTCATTCGCAGATTTGCCCTGTGCCTGGGCTATAAGTTTTTTTAAATCAGTCATAGCCCAGCACCTCCGGTGGGGTTATCGTCGTCATCGTCAAAACAGTCAAAAATGATGCAAATACCCCAGATAGCTATGATTACGGGGATCGCAATAACGGCGTTACCGGCCATGCTTAGCCAATTGAAAAACTCATTAACCATGATTGGCCCTCTCAGCAGTCAAAATCACGACTGATATGCTGGTACCGGCAAACTCATTACTAAAAATTTCCGACCAGTCCACATTCCATCCAGGCAAAATGTCCTTACCCTTGCTACCGGCAGGCATGATCGCCACCAGCCGACCGCCTGGCTTTAGGCAACCTGCAGCAGCTTGTACATGTGCCACTGCTCGGCCCTCGGAGAAAGGGGGATTCATCACGATGCAATCAAACGCCTGGGCGCTACTTTCTGCCCATTTGATGAAATCGGCTTGGATCACCGCTAAGCCTTTAGCTTCGAGGATCTTGCAGTGCAGGGATGATATTTCGATGCAAGTTGTCCGATCCCCTGGCAAGTAATCAGCAATACCGCCCGTCCCTGCACTCGGCTCTAGACAATTATCATGTGGGCCAATATTGGCAAGTTGGATACAGAGCTCTGCCAAAGGCGGAGGCGTAGGGTAAAATTGGTGAGATTTTTGATCCGGGATACACCCGGAGGCTATGATCTCGTCCAATGCGCTGGCCGGTTCATAATCGAACTCCCAAATCGCAATATTCTTGAGAGGTCCGGCCATGACTTTCACGCCACCAATGGATTCAAGTACCTTCTCAGCCTGCTCTCGGACCGTTTTATCGTAGTCTCCATAGCCAAATGAGCGGTTTAGCGGGTTGGTAGTCAACGGTTGTTGAACCTCTTCCCAACGCTCTCGTTGCCATGGGGTGTGGCGTTCTACCTTCATCTTCGCCAGTTCACCAAGTACCGCAAATGGCAAAGGTTTACCCATCATCACGAAGTCTTTGAGCTTGCGCTTCGGCTTCTGCCTGAATTGCGGCGGGATGGCCATCGGATAGAGTTGCGCCAAAATACAATTCAGGCGCCACGCCATTTCTGGGTGCACCTCCAAATGCGCGGTACCTTTCAAGTAACCGCGAACACGCAAAGCACCACCGTCTAACGTTAGCCACTCACCAGGGCGGCGGCGAGCAGCAAGTAAAGCGCTATCTGTTGCATTCCAACGTGGTTCATCACGGCCCATGAATTTTGCGATGACAATGCGTAAATCCTGTATGTAGCCTGCAGTACGGTATTCCGTGCTCCCCCACTCATTGTAAACGCGAGCCAAAATCATTCGTTTGCCGAAACCCTCTGGGCGGTTCGTCACATGCTCGCCAGACAACGCTCTAAAAATCCCATCTACGCGCTCAGAGAAGAACTGTCGGCGAGCGTTAAGCAGTGCCATTATCGTTGGTCGCACAGCTTCTTCCTCAAAATCGGGAAGTGGCTCTACAGACCATTCCTTCCGTTGAGCGCTGCTCTCTGGATCAAACTGGCCAGTACGTTTAGCCTTAACCCCCTGAGGATTACGGATCTGTTCGTTCCATTCTTCTCGGCGGTTGTTTGGCATATACTCGTAGACATCCGTCATATTCAGTGCTTTTTGCCAGAATGTTGCATTCAAGCTGGCGATAGCACCCTCCAGCTTGAAAAGTTCGCTCACACTGCGGACGTGACGATCCTGCCTTTGGTTGCCTTCCAGAAAGTGATATACCGATGCCTGATGTGTATTGATTAGCCCAGCCATCATTTCCACATCAGAACGTAATTGTTTGTACTGGCCAATCAAGCTGTCGATAAGATCGGTTGATGCTGGAGCAAAAAATTCATTATCTAAAACCAATTCGCTCATACCGATGCTCCCCGTACACTGGCCAGTGCCTGGTCAAACATCTTGTGCAAGCGGCAAGCGCGTAGCTCTTCCGGTTTGAAATACCACAAGGACTTATCAGACACGGCTTGATCGTTGGCGTGAGAGCGGAGGTTTTTTTCGCTCTGATTGAGATAGCGTTCTGACACTTTTTTCAGGTGCCACTTGGTTAAATTTTTCCGACCGCTCTGCTCAATCTCAACAAATGGAGATCTGAGCATCGACTGAAGCCGTTCAGAAACCACTGTCCGGCTCATTGTGTGATTGGGGTAGGTTTCACGCAGCAAGGCCATGATTTCAGATGTCGATAATTCTTTGCCGATGATGAGATCGACAAACTGCTGGCTGGTGATTCTGTTTTTGCTACTCATTGGTTTATGCTCCGGTTACTTAATCAGCCGCAAGTGGCTTACATTTTTTCGATAACTACCCCAGGTGAAATCTACCCAGATCCCACCATCCATCGATAATCTGTCCATAACTCTTGTACCGACTACATCGGTTAATTCCTTGGCATTCAGGTTGGTTAAAATCCCAACCGGCTTTAGTGACGAAAGCCTGCGATCGATAATCTGGTTCAAAATGACCCATTCACCACGCGTTTCACGCTGCACACCCACTTCGTCAAGGACGAGTAGGTCTACTTTGCACAAGTCGTCAAGCAAGGTAGCCTCCGACTCTCCGCCGTCATAACAGCGCCGCACGCGCAACATCAAGTCGGGGATCGTGACCACTAACACCGTGTGACTGCGTGCCAGCAAGTGGTTACCGATAGCTGCCGCCAAGTGGTTTTTGCCCGTTCCACAACCACCACTGAACACGAAACAGCCAAAACCCATGCCAAAATTCTGGGCGTAGCTTTTGGCCTTGCTCAAGGCGTGCCGCTGCCCGTCGTTGGATACCTGGTAATTTGCAAACGTGCAGTTACGATGCAGATCACAAATCCCTGAACGCCCCAAAATCCGCTCAGCGCGAGTGCGTTGATTCTCTTTTTCCAACTCGGCGCTTCGTTTTTCCCCTTCCGAACGGTTCCACGCAAGTAACTCTTCTGCTGTCCGAAATCTTGGCTCAATGCCTGGTGGCATAAGCCGTTGCAGCCTACTGAGTAGCGTCTCTGGTGTTTTCATGGTTCACCTCATGGTTAGTTAAATTCCGGCGGTTTTTCGCCGTAGTTGCCTGAAGGTTCAAAAGCCCCCTGACGTTGGCGTTTAGGCTTGGCTCCCGGTGGGGATCCGCCACGCTGGCTTGCCAGATGTCGTGAAAATTTTTGCTCCCACTGAACGTGGTGAAACGCCTTACCCTCCGCTTTCCAGTACGTCGTGAAGCTCGCCAGTTCCTGAGGGGAATACCCAGGGTCTGGGCCATCAAGAATATTTCCCCATACGGCAGCGCGTCGCTTGAAATCCGGTGATGGCTGCCAGGTGGTGGCCATCGGGAATTTAACGGTGGGGTCATCCGTCCAGAAAACGTCATCGAGTTCTTGAGGTGGTGACTCATCTGGTGATGGCCCGTTTTCGCACGCGCCCGCGATATGTGGGGTTTGATCTTTTAGATCTGTATTTAGATCTTTATCTGGATCTTTATTCGTTGAACGGTCGTTGCTATTTCGTTCATCGGTCGTTGAACGGTCGTTGGATTTGGGTTGATTTTCCTTGGTTTTTTTCTCCGCTCGCTTTTGTGCTGATTTTTTCCCGGCCTCACTTCTTTGCGATTGAGCCCCTTTTACAGAGAGTAAATCGCGCTCAATTCGCTGGTGAGTCCACGTATTTCCATCATCAATAAAAAACTCGTTCAACGACCGTTCAACATCCGTCCAACGGTCGTTGGACAAACGAGCTATTCCCGCAAGTCTATTTTTTGGCAATGGTTTACCTGTCTGCCAGTAATTGAATATCAGCAGCAAGTACGCACCGTGTTCCTCTGTTGAGAGGTGCATGGTGTCTGCCAGGTAATCGGCAACATAAAACTGCATGTACGGGAGTACCGCCATTATCTGTTCCTGGTAATTCGCGTTTTGTTGATTGAGGTTGCTATGCTGCTAACCCTGCCCGGCACCATCGCCGCATAATCCGGGTTAAGCTCACACAGCACAGCTTTTCTACCGTGCGCAACCGCAACTCCGGCAGATGTGCCGCTGCCGCCGAACGGATCCAAAACGGCACCACCTGGCGGGCTACCAGCTAGAATGCACGGTTCAACCAATGCAGGCGGAAAAGTCGCGAAGTGCGCACCTCTGAACGGTCGCGTTGCGATCGTCCAAACGCTTCGGCGATTGCGCATGTTCGTATCCCACGTTGATTCTTCACGTTCGGCCCTGTGTGTGCCGTACGCCTGACCCGGTATTGCTTGCCCGCGTTTACTATCACTGCGCTTGAAAGAATCTCGCCTTGACCTTGTGTTGCCAGTCACCGTCCTGTGACCACCCTGGGCATTTTTAAATGTCGAACCGTTGACGTATGCCCCACCGCGAAAGCTGTTCGCATTCCCTTTGTTGGACTGCACAGGCTCCTTGAAAGCATCATGATCGAAGTAATAACGCGGCGATTTGCTGAATAAAAAAACGTACTCATGCGCCTTTGTGCAACGATCACGCACGCTTTCCGGCATCGGGTTTGGTTTGTGCCAGATGATGTCCTGGCGCAGATACCAACCGTCAGCACGCAATGCAAAAGCCAGCATCCACGGTATACCTATGAGGTCTTTATGCTTCATCCCTGATGGCGCCGAACGCCAACCAGTAACGGCACTTTCCCCCTTCCAAGCACCATCGCGCCGAGCATCCATGAAAGAGCCACCACCACCCCGGCCACCGGTCGCGTATGAATCACCAATGTTGACCCACAGCGTGCCGTCATCGCGCAGCACGCGGCGAACCTCGCGAAATACGCCGACCAACATCTCGATGAATTCTTCTGGCGTCGGCTCCAAACCGATTTGCCCATCCACGCCGTAATCACGCAGCCCGAAATACGGCGGGCTGGTTATGCAGGTGTGGAATGCTTTTTCAGGCATAGAACGCATAAGCTCGACGCAGTCACCGACATAACAGCGAAAGAGATTTTCAAAGGCCATAAATCACCATGACGAGCGCCCAGACACTCATCACTAGCGCCAAAAAATTGGCACCGACAAACAGCCATGCCCCGAGGGTTAATTTTCTCAGCCTCATCGGTACGCCCCCTTACGCCGCCCTGGAACGTGCGGGCGGTCGGGCTTGTCGCGGACGCGCTTTAAGGGCTTGGCGTATGTTTTTGCTATCGCCAAGCTGCTGGCGATCGACGCGTTTGGGCGCGATGTGTAGTGCTCAGCACCGCGCATTGCGGCAGAACGCGCCACGTCAGCGGAAAATCCATCTCGCACCAGCTGGTCGCGGATTTGCGCTTCAATCTGTTCTCTGGAAAATCTAGCCATTGGTTTATGCTCCGGTTAATGCAGTGCCGAATAGGCTTGCCGTAGCTCACGCAAGCTGCGTTCCGCCTCATCGCACTCTCTTTCAAAATCCACACGTGATGCATTGAGCAACGCTGCAGCGACAACATCCTGATGCTCTTTCAGTGCGCGAATTGCGAGATAACTGATGCTCGTTCCGGCAACCAGGCGGGCGCGCAATTCCGCTGGCAGAGCTGCCAGAATTGCCGGTTGCAGCAGCCTGATTTTTTGCCGGGCGCGTTCGGTGTCACTGTCGAGCCAGCGGAAAATTCGCTGTTTGTTGTTGCGCCAAGCATCGAAATCCACTGTGCCGTCGGCCTGTTCTATCCGCTCCAGATGTGGCCGGTTCAGGTCCAGAGCAAAATAGGCGCGGGTGATCTCCGCCGTTACAGTACGCTGGGTTAACTCCGTGGCCCAACCGCGCAGCGCATCGCGGAGGTGTTCGTGTTTGATTTCCATATATCAGTCCTTAGGCGCTACCAGTGCTATCTTGCTGGCCTGGTGGTAGGCCGTCTGTTGGGTTTGGGTAAAGATCGGGGCGCAACTCGTGGGGAGTGACGCCCGTTACTTGGAAAATGGAGAGCACCCTATCAGGGGGGACGCCGTTTTTTTTCCACAGGCAAACAGCCATTCGGCTTACGCCTAATGCCTTGCCTAGCGTATTTGCATTTCCGTGTTTGCGGATTGCGTTGTTGATACCAGTCATTACGACCTCCGTATGGGTTACGGCGAAAGTAAAGCATTTACTTACCAAATGATCAAGCAATCAAGTCATTGCGGATGTAAAGCAATGATTTACAATAAAGCCTATGACGACTAAAACCGAACGCCCTGACCTGGTTAGCAGGCTCACTGAAATAAACCAGAAAGGTATATCCAAAACTGATATGGCCCGCATCGCAGGGGTTAGTAAGCAAGCGGTAAGCGGCTGGTTTAGAACAGGGACAATTAGCAAAAAATCAGCACTTGCCATAGCAGAAGCTGCGGGGGTTTCCGTTGCATGGCTATACGGTGAAAGTGTCGAGGAGACCGGCCTTAGCGCTGATGAAATGGAACTGCTCAAGCTCTATCGCCAGCTCCCAGAACCCGAGCAAAGAAACATGCTCGCCGTCTTTGGCGCTCGGCTGAAAGAGCTGGATGAGTTCGTGGAGAGATACGTTCGCAGAAGGGCGAAAGGTAGTGAATGAGGCTAATTTGGGGAAGGATATAATATGGCAGTTGAAAAAATAGCTTTCGTTTTCCCAACACTTATGCGCCCTGGAATGGCTACGAATGGCATTTACCGACCTGAAATCTCTATGCATTTAAACCGTAAAGGTGAAAAACACCTTATGGCCATCACTGTTGGCATAATGTTCAGTAGTACCGAAAGCTACTTCACTGAGGTCGACATCAATCACACTGATGATCTCGCTAATCCTGATGAAATAACAGATGGACGGGCTGAATATCTATATGGTGAAAAGGTTGGCGACGATCAGCAGCTTAGCATTTACTCCATGCTTGCCAGCTCGGTAAATCTTGACAAAGAAGGGGTTTATCGCGTGATCATTCGAATATTTAAGAGTGAACATGGCGTTAAGGTTGGGGAGCCAGTCACCATGGGTGAGTGTTATTTCTACGTCTCTCACACGGAGGCGCAGCAATAATGAGTAATGCTAATAGGCATTTGTATAGCGTTCCTTCCTCCAGTGACAGCATTGCAACAACGACTGGAAACAGCCATACTCCTTCATATGGCGATGGTAACGGTGGGGGTGATGACATGCTCAGCAGAATCAAAAAACTTGAAGATGACGTGCAAAGCATGAAAACTGACGTTGCCGTCATTAGGTCTAACTATGCAACGAAATCTGACGTCAGCGATGCTAAAACCAGTATAATTCTTTGGGTCGTTGGCGCCGTTGTGTTTGCACAACTGATACCCGCAATACCAGCAATAATTAAAGCTTTTACGCAATAAACTCTACATCATCCCGGCCCCGCGCCGGTTTTTTGTGCCAACCACTCTCCCAAGCAACCAACCCCAATCAAACCGCCCTCCTGAGGCGGTTTTTTTGTGCCCTCTCAAAATTAAATAAAATTCACTTGATCAAATGGTAAAGATATTGTTTACTTAATCCATCAAGCAGCCGCTAAGGCAGAAACCCCACGAAGCAATACCCCGAGTTACTTCGTGTTTTGCCAAAGCCAAGTAGCCAGCCCGAGGCGTAAGAACATGACGGCGACTGTGGAAGTGAAATCAGCAGCAGGTGTAAACGTTCCACCGGCCGGGTGTAAAGCGGCGAGCATAACCAATTACCAATCGAAGGGATTGTCTGAGAGGAAGCCCTATGACAAACATCGTCCCATTTAGTAGCAAAGCAATAGCGTTACGCAATAAGCGCACTGGCGCACCATGGGTTGCATTGTTCGATTACGTGCGCAGCGTCTACCGGTTCGAACCCATAGGCAACCTTCGGGCAATCAGAAAGCCATTCGAAGCACCAGGTATACCGCCAGAGTTTGAACCGGCTGGCACCCACTGAAAATGCAGCACCAGGGAACGGTCGCTAACACCCACTCGCAGAAGCGGGTAATGCGACGCCGGAAACGTAACCGACTGACCGCTGGGAAAGACCAGCACACAACAGGTAAGAGCATTTTTCTGTGGCGAAGGAAACTCAAGAAGACCTCCCTGAACCGATTAATGCTCTTTCCGTTGTGGTGAATGCGCAGGCAAAGCGCCTAAGTGACAACAAGCCGGGATATCAGCACCGGCCACCACAATGCAGCATCTTAATAAAAACTTCCCAACGGCTAATTATTTTAGCCGCAGGATCCCTTTACCCAAATAACGGAGCATTACCATGACCAAGAATATTATTTTCAGCCTGAAGAAATTAAACGGCAATATTGCACGCGTTATTAGCAATGGCGAAACGGCTGGTTATATCACCACTCCAGAAAACGAACATCAGAATCAGCAGTATTTTGCTATCACTCACAACGGCAAAGATATTGGCTATCAAGATTGCGCCGTATGCGCGATTGAACGCGTGATTCGCCGTTTTGAGCGCATTCCTCCCGATGAAGAAATCACCCCGCTCACAAAAAAAGATATTTGTGGGTTGAGCATCAGCGTGTCGTCCCTTCACTAATCTGCACCGCCCATTACCCCGCTGGTCCGGCGTAATGGGCGTTATTGAATTAATGGAGGCCACCCATGCTGGAAAAAGTATTTTCGCCCGCTGCCGCACAGAAAGCGCAGGCTGAATATTGCAAAAAAATAAATGCACCACACTTCGCCCCGTTGAGTGGGGTGTGCTGGCGCTGTAAGAGAAATATCTACGAGAAACACGGATCGCCCGAACGTAGCACTGGCATATCTGTTGAAGAGGCCGGAAGAAAGGTTATTTGTTTCTGCCCTCACTGCAACCGTAGTTACGACGATTGAAAGTAAAAAGGCCCGCACAAGGCGGGCCAATCTACCGGTTTAACGTCCCGGCGACGGGTTACCGGGGAACCACCCCCAATAACCGGAGCATAACCAATGACCAGCCGAAGCAGATCACTGATCGGTTGGCATTCTACCTAAATTCAGGAGAATTGCACAATGCAAAACGTGTATGCCTATTATCTCAAGGCAAAACAGAAATCCGGCAAACCTTCCCTTTTTATTTATTTTGAAGCGAAGAACGACGCCCGGGCGCTGCGCGATCTGGAAAACAAAATTGAAGATGCCGAGCTGGATCCGAAAGAATACTTCAAGCCGGTCCGCACCGATTTCCCGGTTTTTGATGACCTGCCCACAGAGGGTGAGTTCTGTGAAAAATGGTGTGATCGTTATTGCTTAGGTGAGAACGGGCAAACTTGGGAGCAAATCGCTACCGAAGCCGGACAACAACTGTCGCAGAAAACCACAAAATCGCCCGCAAAAGACGAGGCCATGTATTTCGCAAAAGACTTCGACAGACACACCATCAGTGCTGCAGTGTGGCTGCTTGGTCGCGATAGTCACCAGATGACAAAGGAGCAGTTACAAGCAGCCACGGCACTCCTGATGGATGATGCACAGCGCTATCCACAAAACGTCATCATGGCTCTATCGAACATTAGGATCGCCGGCTGCACCTTTCATGAAGCAGCCGTTGCCGTCATTGCTGCCATGAAAACCATTTGGCCGCCATTCGATAAAGCGCCGGAGTTGGGCAAACTCAGCCAGTTCGCAACCGAATACCTGAGTGCGCGAGTAGAGGATCGCCAGTCCATTATTTCCAAGTGGCAGACAGCGCCCACTGCTGCACCAGCGCCAAAACCAGAATTACCGCGCACGTCGACCGGCGCACTGGCCGGCACTGGGGAAAAACCAGCGTACGGTACGCCAACGGCATCATTCGCCGAATTAGAGACCGTTGTTTATCTTGCGCATTTCCCGTCTGATTTCAATATCGGTAATCCCCCAGGGTCAATTATCAACGCAGTTGGTGAGGCTAAGAAACGCAAAGACAAATCCCCTGTTACCTGGTTCGGGATGTTGCGTGAAACCCCTGGCATTCTGGATTTTTCCCGCGAAGCTATTGGCTTGTTGATCCGCAATGCACCGGAAAACATCCACATGACGCCCGGCGCACTGCGCTCCTACATCAACGCTAACCTGATTGAAATCGACGAAAAAACGGCAAAGGCGGAAACCCATGCTCAAACCCAACCGTTGCCGCAGAGCGAGACATGCTCATTGGCTGATGAACAACATTCGAATGAAACGCTGGCAGGCGCAACAGCAAGTGCTGGCGATGCGGCGCTGGCGGGCGAGCTGACCAATCACCTCCCCTCATTTGAGGGCGAAAAAGAAGAAGTGGACGCCATTGAGGATCTTGAGCCAACAACGCGCTACGCGTGGCTGCGACGTGAAATCTTGGCTGCCCTAGAAGGTAAAACGTCAGTAATGGGCGTGGATGATGTGAAAGAGCTTGTCGCAAAGACCGGCGATCTTAATCACGCCTACCTTGCCCGCTTGTTAGCAAAAGAGATCGAGCCCTGTGATCCCTTCAAGCAGTTGGCCGCCGATGAGGTTCATCACCTTACTTGCGATGTGTTGGAAAGCTGGACTAACAGCAAAGAAGAAAGCTGCCAGTTTATCAATGAGCGCGTTGAGTATTACCTGAGTGAAAAATCAAAGGGAAACGGCGTTTCCGATACCGAAAGTGGCAGCCTCAAGAAAGTCGGCAAAGGCCTCTATGACGTATCCACGCTTTTCGCTGAATCTCCGCTTGCTGGCGTGGTCGTTGATGGCAGCGCTGCAGCTAACGATGTTCGTGAATTCCTCGACACCCCGAAAGAGGAACCCGCACAGAATGACACACCAACGCTGGCAGACACGCAGCCAGAGGAGCCGGAAGTCACGGACGAACAGCTCCATTTCGAACCGGGCCGTTATACAGACATTCGAAACGACGCATACCACGCTGCGAACGGCATCAGCAGCACCATGCTGAAAGATTCGCTGGTTAGTCTGCTGTATTACTTCGCTCGTCACGTTGAAGGCAGCATTGCCCGTCAGCAAACTGAAGCATTTATTTTTGGGTCGCTGTTACATTTGCTCGTGCTTGAGCCTGAGAAGCTGGAGTCAGAATTTAGTATTGAACCTCTCATTCCTGAAGGCGCTTTCACTGACACAGCCTCAATGCGAACGTTTATCGACAAACATAACGCATCACTGCCAAAAATGACGGATTCAGACACGTTGCGCGCCGTGATCGAAGAGTATAACGCCACGCTGCCGACACCTCACGCCCTGGGTGGGAATGCTGAAGAAATCGGGCAGTTTTATACGTTGCTGCCAGTGGGGTTTCAGCGCATTGGCGAAGATCAAAAGCCAACGGCAACAGCGATGAAAGCCTGCATCAAGGAATATAACGCGACACTGCCGACACCGCTGAAAACAAGCGGTAGTCGCGAAGCATTACTCGAGCAACTGGCAATCATCGATCCTGAGTTCGTAAAACTTGAACTGGCCATTCCGGCTCCGCTGGCTGTCAGTGGCAGCAAGGAAGATATGGCTGCACGTATTAAATCAGTTCTGCCAAATGCTGTTTTTGCTGATGAACTCTTCAACATATGGAGAAGCTCCAGCGATCAACGGCAGAAAATTACCCAGCAACAAATGCTACTTGCGAAGGAGATTCAGCGTGCACTGTTCAATCACTCACTGGCTGGCCCGATGCTACTGAACCCGCAACGCGCAACGGAAGTAAGTTATTTCGGTGTGGATGAAGAAACTGGCCTTGAGGTTCGAATTCGTCCTGATCTCGAAATTGACACTGGTACAAGACGGATTGCCATCGACCTGAAAACTGTCAGCATGCCGTACGTCAAGCAGGATAACCTCCGCTACCGCCTACACCGCGAAATTATCGAGCGCGATTACCACATGAGCGCTGGTATGTATTGCGATGTTGGGATGTTCGATCAGTTCTTCTGGATCTTCGTTAACAAAGAACCGGGTTATCACTGGGTCGCCGTCGTCGAAGCCTCTACTGATGAACTGGATTTGGGTCGCGCCATCTACAAGCGCCAATTGCGTGCAATACGCAACGCTATGGATACCGGTATTTGGCCTGAGCCGATTACCGAGGTTTTCACCGACACACTGACTGAATACGAATTATCCCAACTGAAAGAGTTGAGCGGAGCGACATTATGAGCAGGGAAATTATTGAGCAGCAAAAAAACAGCGTTATTGACAACGTTTCCATTCTGACCAATGGCGACCTATTTAATCGCCTAATGAAGATATCTGAAGTGATGGCGAATAGTGGCGCAATGGTTCCCCAACATTTTCGCGGTCAGCCTGATGCTTGCATGGCTGTTACGATGCAGGCCGCACGCTGGGGAATGGATCCATTCGTTGTTGCCCAAAAGACCCACCTGGTTAACGGCACTCTGGGTTATGAGGCACAACTAGTAAACGCCATTATCAACAGCATGGCACCCACCAAGGATCGCATTCACTTTGAATGGTTCGGTGAGTGGGAAAATATCATTGGAAAATTTGTCACAAAAACCAGCAAAAGCGGAAATGATTACATTGCCCCAGGGTGGGCACTGTCTGACGAAAAAGGCGTCGGTGTTCGGGCATGGGCAACCCTGAAAGGCGAAGATAAACCACGGGAACTTGTGTTGTACCTCTCTCAGGCTCAGGTCCGTAACTCAACTCTGTGGGCTAGCGACCCTCGTCAACAGCTAGCGTATTTGGCCGTTAAGCGCTGGGCGCGATTGTACTGCCCTGATGTGATCCTTGGTGTTTATTCTGCAGATGAACTAGAGGAGCCACAACCACGCAGCGAGAGGGATATCACCCCTGTGGCTACAACCGTGGCGGAACTAGCAAATACTCCAACGATAGAGGAGCCAGACGCAACAAAGGCCGCTGATTTAGGTGACGCCCTCAGCACGGCACTAGATGAAGCAAGCACTCTGGAAGAAGCCACGCTCATTGAGCGACGGATCGCAAAACATAAAGACGCTCTGGGGAGTTCACTGCTGTTTAGCCTGCGTGGCAAGGCGCAGAAAAAACGCGGCGGCTTCAAGGCAGTGGCTGAAATTGACGCAGCATTCAGTGCACTGGGTGACGATGACATTCAGGCATTTCAGCAGTTGGAGACGTTGATTGCCAATCGCAAAGGCATATTACCGCCAGCAGACTATGAGCGATTCACGGTAGCGCTGGATGACCTGCGCCCAGAGTACCAACCATGAATGCGTTAATCGGTTTCGTTCTGCTGGTCAGCGCATGCGGTCATGACTACTGCGATGCGCTGCCAGTATCAGAACGCATATATGCGACTAAGGGGGAGTGCGAGCAGGTCCTGAAAGCCATCCATCTGCGCCGCCCTGAGGCTGTGCTGTTGTGTGGTGAAGTTCACCGTTCTGAGAATTGATTTTTAAACATCAAAACACAATACCGGCCACGCGTAAGATCGTGGCCGATCTCGAGGTGAAGTATGCCGCAAGTTGTCTTTAATGAAGAGTGGATTGTTGAAGATGGGCTTAAAGCAAAGACGGGGCTAAGCGATCGACAAATCGAAAAATTTCGTCAAGGCTGCTGGGTTGAGGGGGTGCATTTTAAACGTGTATCACCGAGTGGCGGGCGCACCCTTCGTGGGATCACCTGGTACAACTACCCGCGAATAAATAAGTTCATACAGGATGCATGATGGCAGCACTACCAACCGGGGTGGAAATCAGAGGGAAACGGCTTACTATCTGGTTCATGTATCGCGGTCAGCGTTGCCGGGAGTCATTAAAAGGCTGGGAAATTACCCCAGCCAATATCAAAAAGGCTGCTAATTTCAGGTCGCTGATTCTGAGTGAAATTCACATCGGTGAATTTGACTATGCGGTTCGGTTTCCAGCATCAAAGCGAGCAGAAAAAACCACCCCTCGCAGTAAAATAGAGACGTTCGGCCAGCTTGCTGATATTTGGCTAGAGAACCGGGAAGTGGAGCTGACAAAAAACACAATGCGGAAAACCCGGTCACAGATGAAAACGCTAAAATTCATCATTGGTCCGGATACTGAAATAACCAAGTTCAATCATAACGATATACTGCAATGTCGTACTACGCTGCTGCATGGCACCACGTTCTACGCCACGACGAGCAGGAGCAACAAAGACGGGCGAACGGTACGCACGGTTGATAACTATATATCACTGCTTTGCACTGTCCTCCGTTTTGCCTATCACTCTGGGTTCATCACCGATAAACCGTTTGAGGGATTGAAAAAACTGCAGAAAAGTAAGGCTAAGCCGGATCCCCTGCTGCGGGCTGAATTCGATCAGCTGATGCAAGCGCTATCTGGTCAGCCTAAAAATCTTTGGCAGTATGCGATTTTCTCCGGTATGCGCCATGGGGAATTAGCTGCATTAGCCTGGGAGGATGTGGATTTAGATGCGGGGACCGTCAAAGTGAGTCGCAGTCTCAACACGTTGGGTATGTTCGGGCCGCCGAAGACGCGGGCCGGGAACCGTTCTATCTCCCTGCTAGCGCCTGCACTGGAGGCATTACGTGCTCAACGAGTGTTAACGGCGTTGCACCCCAAAACGGAAATCACTTTTCATCACCGCGAATACGGTAAAACTGAGAAGCAGCGACTACATTTCGTTTTTGTGCCGCGCCCAGCCAAAGGCCAGCAAAAAGCCTACTATTCGCTATCGTCGATCGGTGCCCGTTGGAATGCCGCTGTAAAACTCGCTGGCATTCGGCGGCGTAATCCGTACCATACGCGGCATACTTTCGCGTGCTGGTTATTAACGGCCGGTGCTAACCCATCTTTCATTGCCGATCAGATGGGGCATGAGAACGCGCAAATGGTCTACGAGATATACGGAAAGTGGATCGAAGAGATGAATGGGGAGCAGGTGAACATGCTAAATGATAGGCTGGCTATTTAATGTACTTTGCCTCAATTTTGCCCCTTTTGATGTTCTACGGAAAATAAAATGCAAGAAAATCAGTCAATTAAACCTAAAGAGCAGTACAATCTAAACAAATTGCAAAAGCGCCTGCGCCGCAACGTGGGTGAAGCAATCGCAGACTTCAATATGATCGAGGAAGGCGATCGCATTATGGTGTGCCTGTCTGGCGGTAAAGACAGTTACACCATGCTCGAAATCCTGCGTAACCTGCAACAAAGCGCCCCGATAAGCTTCTCTTTGGTTGCCGTGAACCTCGATCAGAAGCAGCCTGGCTTCCCGGAACATATTTTGCCTGAATATCTGGCAAATCTGGGCGTAGAGTACAAGATCGTCGAAGAGAACACTTACGGTATCGTCAAAGAGAAGATCCCTGAAGGTAAAACCACCTGTTCCCTGTGTTCACGCCTGCGCCGTGGCATTCTCTACCGCACCGCCACCGAACTGGGTGCCACCAAGATTGCCCTGGGCCACCACCGCGATGACATCCTGCAAACGCTGTTCCTCAATATGTTCTACGGCGGCAAGCTGAAAGGGATGCCGCCCAAGCTGATGAGTGACGATGGCAAACACGTGGTGATCCGCCCGCTCGCCTATTGCCGTGAAAAAGATATTGAGCGTTTTGCTGTCGCTAAAGAATTCCCAATCATCCCGTGCAACCTGTGTGGTTCACAGCCGAACCTGCAGCGTCAGGTGATTGGCGACATGCTGCGTGACTGGGATAAACGCTATCCAGGGCGGATTGAAACCATGTTCAGTGCGATGCAAAACGTGGTGCCTTCTCATCTGTGTGATACCAATTTATTTGACTTCAAAGGTATTCAGCACGGCAGTGAAGTGGTAGACGGCGGCGATCTGGCGTTTGATCGCGAAGATATTCCGCTGCAACCCGTTGGTTGGCAGCCTGAAGAGGCAGATGAACCAAGCGTATCTGCGCTTGAGCGCCTGAATGTGCTGGTAATTAAATAA